CGTAGAAACAACGACTCCTGTAGCTCCACTTGAACTTCCAGTTAGTGTTTCACCAACAGTAAAATCTATAGGCGGTATAACGACATCAAATTTAGTAGAAGTCTGGATAGTATTAAGCTGTGAAATAGCTCCACTAGTTCCACCCGTTAAAACGTCTGAAGTTGTAAAAGTACCAGACACACTACTTACTACAAGTTCTGTTACACTTGCTGTTAGACTTGCAGGTCTATAATAGTAATGTAGCTCTGCTGAATATGAAGCATCAGGAGTAGGAGCTAAAAGAAAATTATTAAAATCAAAAATAGCGTAATACTTTGGAGTTCCTGTTGTACTAGGATTTGGATTAAATTGTTGTAGATAATTAACATCTTTTTGCAATAAAAATACTTTTGAGCCAGAGTTTGTAATTGACAAACTAAAGGAAGCTAAATAATCATCAGGAACTGCTAAAAATTGATTTGAAGACGTTGTTGTTCCTGTAACATTTTTACGAAAAACTTCTAAATCCACAGACTTTAGCATTCTTTCTTCTGCTGACTTAATATATTCTGGAATATGATTTACAAAAGTAGGTTCTGAATTTTCAGTGTAATCTTTTATAGCATTTCTTAATGTTGTATATGTATAACTCATTATGTAATACTCACTGTTACGCTACCTAAACTTGCAGTAGCTTCAAAAGTTTCTATTTTAGTTCCAATTAAACCTAAACCTACATTAGTATAAACAACAAAAACAGTAAAATCATCATCATTGTCTGGTCTAGCGTTCCTAATAGCCTCTGGATCAGTTGAAACTTTTGGAGGAGTTAATTGAGGATGCTTCTCCTCATACTCATCTTTGCCCACTAATAATCCTGTCCATTCCTTACGCATATCTTTTAATCTGTATCTAAACCCAGATCTATCTGATAATCCATAAGCGTGTTTACCAGACGCAAAAGCTCCCATTATCCTACCTTATAAAAACTTAATTGAGGTGTTACAGTAAAAGAAGATCTGTCTCTATCTTCTCCTATAGCTCTTTCAAATTCTTCTTCATAAACGCTTTTTAATAATTGTATTCTATCAGGAGCTTTTTTCATAGCTATATAGTAGGCAAGACCAGCAGTTAGGCAAGGATAAAATCTAAATGGTATTTCCATTGTGTTTACAGCAGAATCTGCATCTTGTATTCTTGTTAAAGCATCATATACAATCGTATCTGTGCTATTTTCTGGTGTTGGCCATATTTTTAAATTTGGTGTAATTTGCCTATCAAGGAAAAACTGAGTTGGTCTTCCAGTCGTGGTCTTACTTGGAGTAGACAAATAAGCATCTCTACTTATTCTTGACATACTAAAATCTGTAGTGCCTCTGTGGACAACAGCAGAAAGTATATCAATTACATCTGTACCTAAAGAATACTCTGCATCATTTGCAGTTAGAGCTTGGGTTCTTTGTGAAATAGTCCATTGGTTTAAACCTCTGTTAGCCCATTCTGCTAACATAATGTTTAAAGACCTTCTAGCCGTTTGAAGATCATATCCAGTACGAACTTCTAATCCACATCTCTCAAAGGCTTCTTCAATATAATCAGCTACGTCAAGTTCAAAGTTTGTTGAGCTAGAAGTTGTCATTTCTTTTTTCTCCTAAGAGATTTAACTCTTCTTGGTTTACCTGCGGGTTGTCCTATTTTATTCTTCTGACTTATTCTACTTCTTTTTTCTGCTGATGTCATCTCTGAACTAGTTTTTGGAGTTTTTGAAGAAACTCTTTTGCTTGGGCGACAATAAGGAGTTCCTCTTTTCTCACCTTTTTGACGACCACATGCTTTGCCAGTTTTAACATCTTTCCAGCCTTCCTTAAACCATCTTTTTAAAGCCAGACCTTTTTGTGTTTTACGAACTGCCATTATCTATACTTTGTAACTTTGCGTCTGTTTTCCATAACTATGCCACATCCTCTGGCTATCTTTGGATTTTTAGATGTTCTTTTTCTTTTGCCTCTTGCAACAGAACCTCCTTTTTTCATCTCAACAACACCACCTTCAGCTTTCTTTTTTGCATTTCCATAGTTAGCAGCTCCAACTTTTCTACATTTTGCAATAGCTCCACTAGCATACGCAGAAGGGAAAACTCTGTATCTTGCTTTAACTTTTCTGTAACAAGCGTCTTTTGGCATTCTTTTTTACCTTTACTACTGTCTTTATCTTCTTTATCTTCTTTTTCTTTGAAGGAGGCTTAGATATTTGCATACTCATTTGAGATCTACCCATAGCCATTATATTAACTGCTCCAATCCAGACGCTACTACAATTAAAGTAACTATCATCCAAAGTCTGTTGTCTAGTCTTTTTAGGTGATCTTGAATATCAGAGTATCTTTTGTCACAAGATTCCTCATGCTTTTCTAATAATTTTAACACTTCTTTTGCAGTCATTAGCATTTCCACCTTTTTCTAGCTTGTCGTAAACGACTATTTGGATCTTTAGCGGCTTTAGGGAACTTCTTCATTTGTCCTGCACTTCTTGCACAATAAGACTTACGTCTTTTTGATGCCTTGCTACCAGCCTTAACTTTACCAGTTACTGCTGTTTTTAATTTACTGCCAGGATTGTCTTTACGATATTTAGCGACACCCTTTGCAGTCATGCCAGCACCAGACTTCGTAGGTCTTTTCTGTCCACCACCTATGGTGTGACCTTTCATAGTGCCTTTTTTCTTTTTCTCAGCCATCTCTACCTCTATGCGAAGAAGAACGTCATCATATCTACTGTGCCAACAGTGTATCTAATACTTAAACCACTCTCAAATAAAACACCATTTTGAGGTATAGTTCTATCAAGCGTTGTATTATCAGTTCCTATTGTTCTTGCTTTAAACAATACTGTTCCTGATTCTGGAGTTCCATCAATAAATTCAACAGTTCCAGTAGTGCCACCAGATACAATTGAAAATCCTTTTAGACGAACTCTAATGCCACCACCAACGGCTTGTGCAGCAGAAGCAATAGAACCTATTTCTATATTAGCTGCGAATTTAGCAGAACTTGTAATTGAAGTAACTGTTTTAAAAAATTTAGTACCATCAACAGCTTCAGCAGAACCAGTAGAAACAATTACTTCTGTTAAAGCATTATCAAAAACATCCGTTCCAACAATAGTGTTTGTTTTAGCATTATCGCCAGTACCAGAAGTTTTTACTGATAAAATTCTAGCACCCCCAGAAGCAAATGCAGAATTTGCTAATGTTGCTGTTGTATCTGGTCTTGCTGCTGTAACAATAAAGTTATCATCTGCAGCAACTTCATCACTTATAAAAGCTGGTTTTACGTCTGACTTACCACCTGACATTCCCATATTATTCTCCTTATAAAAGTGTGGGGGTAATTAACCCCCACTATATAGTTAGGTATTAGTCTGTGTAACTAATTCCAGGTGTACGAGTTATCTTAATAGCTTTTAAGTGTATTGCAGAATCTGCATTTGTACTTAAAATACTTAAATAAGGAACTACCACATCACCGTCATCAAAAGTAAATGCTTTTGTTGTGCTTGGTGCAGCTAACGTACCTGCACTCATAACAGCCGCACCAATATGAGCGAATGTTACAACACCAGCAGAACTTACAGTAACTTGGAATCTGTGATTACCACTTGCTGCCGTTGCTTGAGTTGAGTCAACATGTGCTGTTGTGCCATCATTAAGTCTAGTTGATATTTGAACATCATCGGGTGACAATACGCCAAAAGCTACATAGTCTGTATAAACAGCATCACCTGATGCTGCTGCTATGATAGCTTGGTGTCCTGTTTGAAACTCTTCTGCTTTTCTAAATCCGATTGCAACACAATCTTGGTCAGTAAAGTCAACACTGTTAAATGTTGCATCAAAAACCATTCCATGTGTTCCAATAGTACATGAAGCACCACCACCATGCTGTGTTCCACCAAAGATAAGTTCCATACCTGTGTTGTCTGCTGTTGCAGCATCACCTTGTAGGTTTAAACCTGCTGCTGTACCATTTGTATCAACGGCTGGAATAGTGCCTTCTACCATGAAACCACTTGCAGCAACTGTGTGTGCCGCAATCATGCTTCCTTGAACTTGTGTTACTTGACCGTTTTTTCCAGGAAAAAGCATACTGAATAATTCACCGTCAGCCATAACTCCATCAGCACCACCTGCTCCTGTGAGCGTTCCAACAATAGGAGTTGGGCATGAAATGTAATCCCAATCTATAATGTTTTCTGGTGTTAATCTTGTGGTTGTTCCACCAATTGCAATATTTCCACTTGAGTCTATAGTTGTGTTAGTTGTTTCTGCACCTGTTGATGCACTTGTAGAAAATTGAGTAAATCCTGTCTCAGATCGGACATTACCCTTAAAAGTTGTAGTAGCCATGTAAATCTCCTTGTCTTGGCAAATGTCAGCCAGATTATCCGACTGTCAAGGTATTAATAATACTATACATAAAAAAAGGGTGACTCGCAAGCCACCCTTTTAATAATCGAACAATTGTTCGTTAAGCTGCGCCTGGTGATCCAAACACACAACGAGGATCAGAGAAACCGAAAGCATAACGCTCTCTAGCTTTATATCTCATGTTTCCTGTGTCGAAGTCTGCTTCCATGCTTGTGCCTAATGGTGTTCTTTCAAAATATTTGAAACCATTTGGAGCATCTGTTTTGATGAAGAACGCATCTGTGTCTGTTAAGAAATGGTTAATTACATAACCTTCTGGTAACATACCCATGTTTTTCATTGCGTTGACATCATTGTCAGCAGTTCCTGGTCTTAGAGTTGACTCTAATAAACGATCAGCAACAAATTGTAACGCAGGTGGAATGATTAACTTCATACCACGAAGAGCAACAACCATGTTACGTTCATCAACAAAACCAGAAATGTCAATTAATGCACTTTCTAGTGATGTTTCGTTTAAATCAGCGGCCGCTGATGGTTCATTTGAAAATGATCCACCACCACCTAGAGGATGGTCTGTAGCACAAAGCTCTTTTCCATCACCACCAGTAAAGCTAGAACTAAACGCATTGTTTAAAACAGATGCAGCTTTAATTTGCTTTGTGTGTGCCATTGATCTTGCTAGTGCCTTTGTGTATCTAGCACCAAGACGGTCATAGAGATTATCTTCCATTGCTTCCTCAGTTAATGCGAAAGCTAATGCAACTGTCTCCATTGTATATCTTGATGTATATACTTCGTTAGCACTATCGAAGGCAACTCCGCTACCTTCTGATTTAGTCGCAGCATTACCAAATCCACTAATCATTACTTCTTCTTCAAACGCTCTGTCTGATGATTCTGTATCGTAGATTTCTGCATGCTCATTGTCGTAACGGTCATATTCCATGCCAAAGATGGCATTTAGACCTGGTTCTAACTCTTTTACGAGTTGCGCTCTTGATATAGCCATTTAATTTCTCCTAATTACTAAGCTAATCCGACCCCTTTAAGACCGAATACATGGTTAACTATCACAACTTGCACATTAGTATGTGCTGTAGCAACATCTGAGTTTTCAGGATCTCTTGAAATATCAATTGCCTTTAGAGGTAAACTCGTTGCTGTACCTCCGTCAGTAACCTGTAATTCAGCTCCTGAAATACCAGTAACGGTACTACCAGCAGTTGTATAAACAACATCAAAGTTACCTAATAAGTCAGCTATTGGCATAGCTATAGCAGCTTGGATTTCATAAATAACCATAGGGTCATCAATGATAAACGCTTCTATATCAGCCGCAGCAGTGCTTGCTGGGTAAAAGTTTGAAAAAGTTTCTTTTCCTGTTGTTGGGTCTGTAAAACGACATCCGTTAAACACACCAACGATAGGAACAGTACCACCATCTGCATGAATTTCTATTCCTCCACCAGTAACGTGCATAACCATGTCACCTTGGAAGATAGCAGTTCCATAATTGCTGGCGATTCTATATCGGCTTTGTCCGCCAGTATAGGGTGTTCCACCTATTCTGCCTATAGGACGTAGTCCGAATGCAGCATCTTTATTAGCCATTTTTCGTTCTCCTAAATTAATTAAATTTATTAATCAACGGCTTTTTTGCCAAAGGCTACTTGAGACCGTCTCTCTGGTTTTAACATAGGCATTGCAGAGTTTGAATCTTTCATCATATCTCTATCCACTGCCTCCATTTGATTATTTGTCTTACTCTGAAAATAGTTATTTCTTTGCTCAACAAGTTCATCAGGTATCCGTGCTAACAAAAGTCCACCTTGACCGATTACTCCAGCATTCTTGCCTTCATCTACAACAGGTGCATCAAACTCTGGATATTCTTCAGCACGAACTAATTCATATCCTTCTCTTAATCGTTTATGGATGTTTGATCTATCATCATATTCCATAACTCGTTCTCTTATCCATCTATGCTTATAGCCTATAGGCGGCTCTGGAGCGTCAAGTGTTGACGGTGGCTTCCATGTCTGTACTCTCGCCTTTTTCTCACGAGTTTGCGACTCTCGATTAGTACGTTCTGACATTATGCTACTCCCTTATTTTTTTCTATTTTTGCTACTTCCTGTGCGTATTTTTCTAAAGGTATCCTCATTTTTTTAGCAAAGGCTACCTGACCTGGCGTTAGCTCAATAGTTTTTTTACCACCCCTTTTCATAGACCGTCCACTGGACGCAGGAGCTACAGATTGGGCGTTCTTCTGTCCTCCCTTAAACTTGTGTGGAAATTCAGTAGCCATACGCTTACTGACTTCATTATAATAATCGTCTGATACAGGATCAAATCCTTCTGCACCTACAAGTTGCTCATGTATTGCTTGCGCTCCACGAGTCATAACCATGTCTGTTCCAAACCAAGAATTACCATCTAACCATTTTTGTAGTTTAGGTTCTAAATCTTGCTTTTGAGGCGCTTGCCTTTGCTGAGTTTGTTGCGTTTCTGCATTGACCTTTGCCTCATTAGATCGAGCTGCTCCCGCTTGCTCAGTACGAATTTTTTGGATTCTGAGTCTTTCGTTCTCAATAGCGAGTTTAGCCATGAGATCGTTTGCATCAGCCATTTTGTCAGCGTCTCCAGCATCAAAGGCCTCCTTATAAAGTTTTTTCGCTTGAGCAGCTTGTGATTCAATTCTGTTACCAAACTCTGATGTGTAACCTTGATTTAACTGGTTAAGCTGTTGTTTGAGTTGATCGTTCTCATTTTTTTGTTGTTGAGCAAAATTAAAAGCAGCGTCTGCTTCTTCTAACGCTTGCTTACGTTTTGCTGTTAATTGGTTAATTCTTTTTTGAACATTGTCGCTATACGCTTCAAGTTCTTCTGGTTCTTGTTGAACAATTGTTCGGTCTTCTTCAACTTTTTTTTCAGGCGAAGCTGTTTTTTCTTCAGAAACAGATGTATCGTCATCTATTTCATAAACAAATTTTTCTTCTTCAACTTCTTGTGTTTGTGCTTCGTTATTCATCATACTCTCCATTATATATAAGAAATGTCCTTGGGGTCAAGTATAGATGCTATAATATTATCATCATTTATGATTCTTAGCTCCATACCATCCACTTTAAACTTATTTCCAGCATATCTACCCATAAGCACCCAATCTTTCTCAGAACACCAAGCTCCACTTGGGAACTTATCTTGATCTTTGTAAGCGTCAGGTCCTATCTTAACGACATAAGCCACTACACTAGCAAAACTTTCTCTATCTCTAGTTTTGTCAGGTATAATAATTCCATTAACCTTTTCTGGAACGTAGTAAGGAATAACAAGCATCCTATAACCAGTTGGCTGTGGCAAACGATCAAGGACTGATCCTTGTAGTTTAGACGGGTCTTTTGAGTTTGGATTAGCATCTTCTTTATCGTCAAATGCTTTACTTATAGCAGGAGGGATCGGGTTGATTGTTTTTTGTGCCACAAACCGTTCTGGCACTATCAGTTTCTTATTCATCGAAGTCTGTACCTTTCATCGAGGATTTTAATTCTTCTTCAACCCAAGTCATTCCTCGTATTTGACCTGTTATGAACCGATAGTCTTCCATTGAGTCTATCGAACCATCCGACAAAGATTGAGATAATACACTCTTTCTTTGACGTATGTGCTTATATAAATACTCTGCTAATTTAATTGAGTCCACTATTATTTTCCTCTACCTTGCGATATTCTTAAAGAATTTACATGTTTCATATAAAAATAGTTTCCTATTTTATTAAAAAATTTACTTAATGTTAACCAAAACCTTGTCATTTGGTTAACCCCTTATACTTTTCAAAACTGCGAAGACCGCCAAGCCCAAGCATTCCCATTAAAACCGTCATAAGTGAACCCATATCAAATGTAGGCAATTCAGGTATAATCACGTTTAAATAAGCACACACAAACAAAGTTACGGGTGCTAGGACAAAATGCCAACACAGAGCAATTCCACATGTCCAGCCAATAAAGGGTCTCCATCCGCTTACAAAGATGGATTTGTGCTGTGCTTCGGCCTTGTTTATTTCTATTTGACCTTTTGCTAGTTCTTGTGCATGGCTTTCTGCCATAGTTGCCACTTCATGTGCCAACTTATTCTTCATGTCCTTATCTTCTATGAATTTCCCAAGAAGATTAGAAACGGGTCCAATTAATGCTGTTAGCACATTATCCTCCTATGTTTTTTTAATCTTATTTTGAGCTGTTTTACTTAGTTCTTTTAAATGAAACAATTTTATACTCTTATCTGTGTGAGATGTACCAGTGTGTAAAGTGCCATCTTTCATTTTGTGTCGTTTACCTTTATAGAGTGTTCCATCTCTTTTATAATGTGGTACGCCTTTCATTAGTATATCCTCACTTCCTTTGGGTCTATTTTTGGTATTAATTTACACATACATTGGTATGTCGTTTCTTCATCTTTTTTTATTATTGTTTGGTTATGTAGTCTGTCCTTATAAGACAAACAATTATTAATATCTTTGAAGTATATTCCACCTTCCATTTTTACTCCTAAATAACAGACGAGCATAAATGCTGTCACTTTTTACTCATCCAAGCCGTAGTTCCCATATACGCTCCTACAATACCTGCTCCAGATAAATAGAAAAGGTTTGATATATCAGATAAGGCTTTAACTCTTTCAACGTCAATAAGAAACATTGCTAATGTAAAAGCACCCATAGCTATTAATGTTGCTCTTGCCATTCTTAATTGAGCTAATTGCTTTCTCAATAAAGTTTCCGTTTCCTTCATTGCTTTAGCCGTCTCTAGCTCCTCATCTGTGACAATCCCATCACCGTCAAGGTCGAAATCATTATATTTGCTATTGTTTTGCAGTGTTTTTTTCATAGGCTTCTTTTATCTCCTCTATTGTCCTAAAGCATCCAACGCAAACTTTTTCTTCGTTTAACTTACAAACACCAACACATTTACTCATTTTGCAATACTTCTCAAACTTTCCATTACAGAATCAATGGAAGGCTCTTTAGAGTTTGGATTTAAAATACACTTATACTGCTTTGGGCAACCAATTCTTATATCTGTAAATTCCATTTCATATGTTTTTTGCGCTCCAACGTAAATGCAAGCCATCTTACCTTTAAACACTTTTTGTTTTTTTAAACGACAAGTGGTGTAGGTTGGTTCGATTATTTTACCTTGCCATATTTTTTGTTGCCTCGTGTAATCTTTTGCTTCAGCTCGCTTAATCCAAATAGAAGCGATTAGGGTAAAGAAACCCACTATAACTGCAAATAAGAAAATCCAACCAATTATTTCTGCGATTTGTTGTCTTAACTGTTGTTGCTTATATATAGTTCGTTGACGCTCTTTTCTGATTTCGCCTTCCATTGCCAGAAGTTCATCATAAGCGTGAGGTCCTATTGTTAAATTTAAAAACATCTTTAACTCATATCGTTGTTCTTCTAATTTTTTTTTAGCGGAATAAGCCTGTAGTGCAGTCGATTCTATGCTACCAGCTCCAAAGACTTTGCCAAAGATGCCTGGATTCTTGGCTTGCTTCTCAGCGTTGTCTATATCAGAAGATGCACCCATCCACCTAGTTAAGTCACCACTCATTTGTTCTAAATCTCGACCAGCCTGAAATCCAGATTTGATTGCACTAAATGCTTTACTAGCTACAGAGACTGCAAGTGTTATGGTAACTGGATCTATAATATTTCTCCATTAAAAGACACCTTGAAATCTCTGTGGTCTAGCTATTGGCGAGAACTTTTTTATCATTCTTGCTTTGTTTTTTGGCTTTACCTGTGTTCTTTGGTTTACTTTTTTCGCTAACTTGTTTCTCTTTAGGTTCGACATTTTACTTTTTACCCATAGCATTCATAGC